GGTCGCTTTATTATTTATTTACAATATTATCAATTACTCGAAATCAAGCATGTCTAGTAGATCATTGTTGCATGCACCGTTGATTCTAAGCATCAATTCCTCCATTTGTTTATCATATTTCAATGAGAGCAGTGTTGGTTGGTATGTGAGAACACCAGTCGCGAGGCCTGCAGAAACTTGTTTCTCAAATCTGTCCAAGCTGGTTCTAATCAAAAGGTGATTGCCATCAATTGCAAGTATTTTTCCTCTATTTAAGAGGTCTTTTTTCTGATCCTTTGTGTACTTGTCAAAAGAATTTGTCCAGACACCCAAATGTAGATTGTGGTTAAGATCATATGCAAATCCCACAGATTGTTTGTGTGTCAAATTGTCAACTAAATATGTCCTGCATAGTAATTTCTCAAGATAAAACCACACCATAAGTTGATCATCAATGGGTAGTTCCGCCTTGTTGGTGTTGTAATTGAGTAAATCGATTTGGTGCTGTAGGTTTTGTTTTAAACTGTATAAGTTCATGATGTCATAACCAAGTGGTATTCTTTTTGAATGCATATACAACAATATAAACAAATCGGGTATTTTTTTTAATCTTAAGACCATATAATTTGAACCCATTTGTGAATAATAATCATACTCTTTCTTCTTCCAAGTTTTTTGTACTCTTTTTTTGGTTCTTGGTTCAACAAGGAATTTATCGTCCATTATCCTCCCATGGATTTCTCTATGATACACATCTTCACCAATGTATTCCTTTAGATGGTAATTAAGTCCTTCACTTAGTGCATCGTTGACATCATCAATAATTGTCCCATCTGTGTAAACCCCCTCATCCCCAAGATCCAATGTAAATGTATTCTCTTCAGGCTGGTCCACATATTGGTAATCATCATCGTCAGGAACAAATTTGGCAGGTTTAGGAATATCATTGGATTCAATTAGATTTGTTTCTTCCTCCCACATACCAGCGTCATCAAAATCCATATCCATTAAAAACCCCACATTTGAAACAGATCCCATGTATCCTTGGTCTGTAAAAACACCTGGCGTGTCCTCTGGGTCCTTGCCTTTAGGCTGTTCTGGTGATGCAGGCATCGGGTTGTAGATGTGCGGGATATCAATTGTTGTTTCTTCATCAGAAATAGGTTCAATTGGTTCCCTCAAAACACTCACCACAAAATTACCATCTATTCTTTCTTTACCGTCAGCATTCAACCATTGTACGTATGGGCTTGCACCACGAAGTATGTCTCCAAACTTGAAATCATATATTTTTTGACATTTTATGTGTTTTTTCAATCTCTCCAAAACACGTGTTAAATCATGGGTTGGGGTTGTCTCTACGGTGTTTCTGAGTTTGTTTATAGATAAAAGATAATACTCAATCCTTCTTTCCATTAGAATCTCCTGAAATGGTAGACCGTTTATGTCTGCTAAAGTGGTAATCATATTGTTGTATTGGTTGCATCTCCAATATGGTAGCACATATAACTTTGCTTTACCTAGTGTAACCACAAGGTTATCATTATCTAAGTGTGGGTGTGCTCTTTGTTTGGAAAAATGATGTTTACCCGTTCGCTGAAGCACAGCTGATGTTATAAATATTGGGTAATAAAACTCATGTGCTTTGATTTTAGTTATTTTTGTGTACGTGTCATAATCGTTTGACCCCGGTTTCACAACATGTGTGATATTGGTTGGTCTAAGGTTGCTTATCTTGTCTTGAATCTCCATGCCTGACAATAATCGTCTCCTGTCAACAGTAGGGTCTTCCTCGTATTTTGTCTGGCTTATACAGTCTGTGAGTCTTAGAGCAATATTGTATAATGCAGGTGATGCAGTTGGGTAATGTTTTTGCATAACAATTATTGGGTCACCATATCTTTCATCATGATAAGTTTTAACCACTGTATTAAAATGATTGAAGGTTACTATTGTTTCCCCAACATAAACACCACCTCTTTTGAATGCTTTTTGGTTGTATCTATAACTAAAACTATAATGATTGTTCACGAGGGTTTCAAGATGATCATAATCATTCAAATAATAGGCGCAAAGATATGCAATGATTTTTCTTTCTGTTAAAGTGAAATCATTCAACAACATGTAATTTTCCGTTATTGTTTTTAAAATCTGTATGTAGCCCAACATATCACCACCAGGCATCTCAAATTTTAAACTATCCAAAACACGCATTGCATTTTGTTTACTCATGCCTTGGGTTTGGGTCAGAAACACATGCAGCAAACAAATATTGTCTATACATTGCCTATGGTAATCCTTTGTATGTCTATGTTGTTTCAAAAATAATGTCTTGAGGGTTGTCGGGTCAATGATATTTCCTACATTAGTGTTGGTAACCTTACAAACATATCCTGGGTGGTAATTGTTTCTGAAAGTGGACACAATGAAATCTTGGAGGGTAACACTATGTCTATCATATGTATATAGAACATTTTGTGGTTGCTTGGTTATCATCAAATCATTGTATACAGAAAGTAATGCCATAGTGTTCTTAGTGTTTTGTAACTCCAGACCATACTTGTTTTGGATTAATAAAACATCTTTTTCAAGGGACCCTCTGGATCTTACTCTTCTTTTGTCTGATATAAAACAGTCCCTATCTAAAATATATTGGAGAAGTGTGGCCGGTTCATTTACTAGAGACAATGTTGTTGTTCTTCTTGGGTGAGGTGATGAAACTTGAATGGTTTGTTTTCTTGTCATGTCTGTGATTGTTATTGTTAAAGTATTGAGTATGGAGTATATTTGTGAGGCAGTAGGGTCACACTTGGTGATTATTCTACTTAGGTGGATCTCGTCATTGTCAGACCAGTCTAAATTTACCTCTGCCATTTGCTTTGTGATTCTGTCATAGTATTCTTGCATGGTTAATATCTTTGTCCCCCATTTGTGCTGTTTTTCATAATGTTTCTCAAGCTCAACAGCTTCCACAATCATTTTCCTACCAACATACCTTGGAATACGTAGTGTCATTTTGGCTCTTGTTGTGGTTGAGTACGCTTCCATAAAAGTTCTATTGTAAAACATTGATTTCACCCATGTTAATAAGTTTTTGTTAGTCTTTGGTTTTAAAAGTTTATACACAGGGTGTTCTTCCCAGAATCCCTTTACTTCCTCAATTTGTATTCCTATGTTCTTTTTTAGTTTAGCCAATGTCTTATTACCCATATCATAAAGAAACCTGGGTGTTGCCAGACAATATCTATCGTCTTCCTTCTCAACTGCAACACCTTCAACACTGGAAACATATAAGGACTTTTTGTATAATTTCCTAATGGCATCTTTCACAACAGGGCCACCATAAGTGTACAGTCTATAATTGTTTATATCACCTCTACAGTAAAGTGAGAATATTGGGTGTGGGTCAGGTACACCGAATAACTCAACTGGTGTTCCAAAAAGTTCTTTAACAGTACGGTTCATATTATTTCTCATACCAGGCAGAACAGAATAAGCCTCGGCAACAACATATGTATGCAACCTTTGAAAGAAATAAAGGAAACTAAGATTACAACCAACCCGAGCACATTCACCCACTCTAGACATAGCTGCCTCCATATCTTTGCTATAGCCTGTGCATGGTAATGATAAGTTAATTTCCTTTGCCTTTTTTATCTGAGGATAGAGCATAACACCATTATGTGACATCTGGGAAACAAACTCCATAATATATGGTTGTGAACATGTTTTCCTTTCACTGTCATTATACCCATGTAATCTCATCACAATTTTGTTTAACAATCGGTACTTTTCAAACTCAAGAATATCTGAATAAAGACACACCGTCACATAATCATCTGAGTGCTCAAGGTGTTCAATTTTTAAATCTGAAGTTGGGTAAAATTTCTTCCACAAATTATATGTGTAATTGTTACAACACACAGCCTTGTATGATGAACTATAGTTAAACATCCCCTGCAGGAAATTTTGTGTACTTGTAATTTGTGGGGTGTTTCTTTCTTTTAATTCTTTAAGATAATTTGTGTTATGATCCTCTGATGGTAACACTTTGTTGTAAATATCCATAGGTAGTTGTATTTTTTTGTCAGACCACGAGTTATAGGTTGCCAATAAAACATTATACAACCCAATTGGTAGTTTATCTTTTAAAGCAAAGGTCATTGCCAAAAAAGACTGCATTGTTTCCGCTGCAGACCACTTCGTACAATCCCCATTGGTATATATTATCTCATGACACTCAGTTTTATGTATCGTATGAACAATGTCAAGCATCCTCTGCATACGCAATACTTTTCTGTCACCAGGAATAGATATGGCCTCGTGATCAGAGTTTTGAGAAAGCATCCTGAAGAAGTTCTCAGTCAATCTTGCTAGTGCCTTGGCAGTGATATTTATGACATAAAATTCTCTCTTGCCCCCATACTGAGACTTTATACAAATATCTGCTTGAACCATAGGGTTTTTCAAAAAATAATTGGCAAGGTGTACCGTTCTTTCCATTTGAGGATCAGTTTCCAAATATTCCATAATTGTTTCCCAAACCTTCTGTCTTGGTTTATAATCATTGTAAAATCTGGATGAAACTTTGAGTCTGGTTTGGGTCAACTGTTTGATTTCTTGTTCTGTTTTTAACCCTAAAACATCTTTCTCTCTCTTGACCCTCTTTTTGATTTCCCTGTTGGACAATTTTTTGTCTGTAACAACTTCCCTCTTATGTTCTGCTATAACTGCTTTTGTAGATAGTAATTCACCCACACTCTCACTTGCAATCTCGTGGACATATTGTTTGAAATTTGGATTTTCTTGCTCAATGTTTTGTGTCACTGAGGCCACTATAATAGGGACACAACAACCAACATAACCTTTTCGAAGCAGGAATTCTCTTAGCCTGGACTTGTTGTCTACAGACCCAGATTTAATGTAATCAGGTAATGAATCATACTCACCCTGGAATTTTATAATGGTTTGCACAGCCTTTATTTGCTCATGAAATATGTTTGCAGGTTCCTTTATTGTATGAACATACAAAAAAGCCTCATCAAGAAGTTCAGTGATGTCTGTCAATGTTTGATCTAACCATAAGCTTGGCAGGTTAATGTGCCCTCCTATACTCTGAATGTCTTTTGTATGTAGATCAATATTTAACCTATAATTGGCTATTCCACCATTCTTTGCGGCATGATTAATTTCCTTCAACCTTGTTATCAACTTCCATATGATCCAAGCCTCTATGACTGTGTTGAATTGATAGCCAAACTTTTCAACCAGTAACTTCCCTAGATCTGTATACCATGATATTGATGACATATATGCATATCTTGTGTCCAGCAATAATTCACTGGTTTTTTGATTTGATGACAATGCAACAAGTGTCCTCAGACTATACAATTCCCCTATTCGGTTGCCAGTAGTATATTTTAAAGCCATTGGGTTGGACATTGCAGAGTTCATCGTAGATGACAAAACAGAGAAATGAACATCCCTTAAATAAGTCACCTTGTTATCATCCAACCTCCTCCAATTTGTGTACACATAATAATCATTTGTGCCAGGGATCTGTATCTTGTTTAATTTACCCCAAAATGAAGTATACAAATCGGGGTTTGGAGTCTTGATAATGCACATGAATGGTTTACCTTCTCTCTCAACCCTTGTTAAGCCAACGATACAACAAAAATTGTCTATACCTAGGTTAAAAACATGCATTGTCTCATTGTCACTCTTCAATTCATTAACATGAAACAACTGGTTGTATGCCAAATGCATATAGTGTGAATATTTGTACGCATTGGTTTTCATTATTGGTTTCAAATATAATTTGTAATCAAAGATAGACTCCTCTTTCAACCTAGCGGCTACGGGTGAATCCCATTTTGATCTCTTATGAGATAGGAAATCGTATATCTTATATTCCTTGTGGTCTTGTTCTGATTTTGATAAGTATGCAATTAAATCATCCATCATTAACCTTTGTTCCATAGGTATTGTTCCTCTGGGTTGGCATGGTGCTCTGGACTTTGTTTCAACGTCTGCTTTGATCCCTGCTTTTTCCAATGCAACTTTGACCAGTTGGGGTTGTTTGTTCTTGGACATTCTTATCTTTTTGTCTCCAACAATATATGATGACATCTCTGCAGGGTCTTTTTTTAATAATTTCTTTTTGAACAAATAATCAGGGAAAGTTTTAATGCCTTTGTTTGAATCAATTATAATCTGTGATTGCTTGTAGTAACCCCAACATTCACTCATGTTATTTTTGTCCACAGGAATCTCATAATCATTCAATAATCTCTGGGGTAGTTTTATCATTGGTAATTTCATTGGTAAAACACCATTGTTTCTAATTTGCTTCGCCAGTTTCTTTGTTTCAGGGCCGGAATTTCTGATACTTGTTTGGAATAAATTTGTATACTGTCTGGCCTTTTTCAACTCCTTAAACTCATCAAACTCCTTAGAATACCTGGAGTCCCTACCATCATAAATTGACCTATAAGTTTCCCCGTCATCACCATCCAAACATTCAACCAAGGAATGGAAAACACAACCAATAAAGGCAAGTCTATGATGTGTGCATTTATTTTTGTTCTGATTATAAAAAAGGGTGAATTCCTTTGCAAAATTGTACACAGACTCTTGTTCATTCAATTTTTGACCACTATGATTTATATCCAATGGGAGGGGCACCAGCATGTGGTGTGATGGTCTTGCATCTATTTTGGGGGCGTTAACATTATGATCAATTATTGTGTTGAAGGCATCCTCAAATTGTTTTGTTGTCAATTTTTTATCTCTGTACTTCTGATGTATGGGGTCACTCGGGTCTTCTAAGATATTGAACAACTCACTCTCCAAATCTTGAACACATGTTTTACCAACGGTTTCTACTATTTTGTCCAAATGGTTAAATTTGCTGTTGTATTTTTCGAACCCACCTAGATCAATATCAAGATCTGCGTAGGTGCCAACATTGGTTTCCATGAGCTCATCATCATCAGCCCCAAATTCAGCTTTGACCAACTCTAGTGTTTCAGGGTTAATTCTCTTCCCAACAGTAATTTTATGATCATTAAGAGTATTGCATATTTCTAAAAAATCAGCAAATTCAAAATCATGAGTCCTAAGTGAATTTAATTTCTCAAGTTCAAATTCCAAATTGGAATAGTTTGCTTGAACATTAACATGAATAAAACAAGCCTGTATACCATGTTCACCCAACAACTTTACTATTGGACCATATTTGGAAAGTTTATAATCATATGATCTGTGTATATCAACACTTATTGAATAATCAATTATCCACCAGAAACCATTTCTTTCAAAACAGGTGTCAGGTGTTTTGTTCTTATATTCCAGAGGCAATAATCCAGGGAAATAATCATCAATTTTTGCTTCAGCAGTCCAATCAATCCCCATGGACCTATGGACAAAATAATGCAGTGCATCATGCCTTGCCTTTATAAGCCCTCTATAAACGTCCACTAACACAATCTCAGGTGAATTTACAAAGGAATCCAAAAGGTGGTAAACATCATATTTCAATTGATCAACATCTAAAGCAAGGTTTAACAGTTGTATTGCCATATTGGTAATTTTTATGTATGATATTTATAATAATAAAGCGACCTTA